GACCGAATTCCATTTTTTCAATTTCTCTATATCTTTTTTTGTTACTCTTTTTCTATGTTTATCTGTAAACGGGTTTATGATAGGTTTAATTATCAATTCTGGCACAATTTTAGAGAAATCAAGTTTGCGACATTTTTGTTCGACTTCTTTGCTGTCATCTTTGTTGTTGAGTTGGTCTATTTTGAATTTCTTTGTCAAAGGGTTGTATTCATATTTGTTAAGTTTATCTTCTTTTGCTCCCTTGAACCCAAAATAGTCTGCTATACTGGTATGAGAATCAGTATCATAATCCAATTTCTCCCTCATAATCTTTTTACGAATTTCACTGTCAAAATAAAATAAGTTTGCCTCCCCATCCGAGTTAAGACTGAAAAATTGACACATCAGTCCTCCTTGTGAAATTTCTTCTGAATCCACAATCCAAGACATAGCAATAGGCTAATCACAAGCCATATACCTGAACCTATCCAATAATGTATCGCAAATTGCAGACTAAACGAAAAGGTTGTAATTCCCAGAATTACGAATAAACTACACAAAAAACCTGAACATAAAATTATCCAGTAAATAAGGTTTCTCATTTCACCTCCACGCTAATTTCCACCACTTGCACCGTTGTCCTTGCGGTTTCCACGTCACAGTGAGCGGTCTCATTTGTCTCGCAACTTCATCACCGCAGGTGACACCTTCGCTGTCTGCAATCCGCTTTAACTGCGGGTTACTGAGTTCTCCCCATTCTTCTAAAATGTTATAAATAGCCCGTCTCTGAGGTGTGTTTACGAATTCGATTTTCAGTCTCTCGATTTCTTCGTCGCTCAGTGACCTCTTGTCGTGACATCCACAAAAATCACACACATAATAATCTGTGTCCTCGATTTTCCGCATTCCGAGGATGCCGCACTTCGGGCATTTCTTCGCTACCTCGGTTTCAATGCTGCTCATCACAGAGTATTGTAAAATCCTTTTCATTACACAATGCTTCTATTGCTTCTTTGGGGGTATCGCCGAATCCAGCAATCCCTTCTTGCAAATCTTTTCCTACAAGAGCACACCATGCATTTCCATCTTTTGAAACTGTTATTCTAAGAGTATCCACAATTCCCCCTTACTTTGAAGGCTCGGCTGGCAGGATTCCGCACTCTGCTCCACTTCGCTATTATCGCTACCGCAATCAGTGATAACAAGTCTGGATAGCAAAATCGCCTTACCTGACGCCAGAACGCCACAGTCGAGCCTATTCACTTATTGTTCCTCTTCCATCTCAGCAAGCGCCACCTTCACCTGTTCTGTTGTCATCTTTCTAACCTTCTTCTCCCCCATATTGCGAGCCACTGCGGTCAAATTCTTATCATTTGTTTTGGGGTCAACGCCCTTGCTCTTCAACCAGGTCTCGATGTACTTCGCTATAAACACGTCCCTTAGCTGTGAATCCTCGTCCTGAGGTGACTCCTCATTGTTCTCTGGCTGCTTCTCACCTGCTGTACTGTCAACAGTTGGTAGTGGAGTTCTTTTCTTCTTCGGTCGCTTCTCAAGGTTCTTAATCCATCCCTGGGCTTGATTCTTGGTAAGTTTTGACAGCTGATCCATAATCTGCTTGCGAATGGTATCCGGGACTTCTCGTTCCTCAAGGAGCTTTTTAATCTTCTCCACCTCTGGGCCGGACTTGAAAGTTTTGTTCTGTTGACCCTTCCCTGATTTTCCAGATTTTTTATCTTTATTCGCAAATTCTGAACTGCCAATTATTTCCTCAAGTGGCGTTGCCTCATAACCGGCTAAGACCATAATCCAGGAAAGACCAAGCCTAAATGCCTTAGATGTTGCTCTTGTTTGTGCCATACTCCTGACCGCATATTCATCTCGACCATGCCAGTTTTTTTCTTTCGTACTACATTGCATCTCTGCAGAAGCAATCTCTTTACCATCAAGGGTTTGAATTGACACTCTTGCCTCAAAGCCTATATCAGCATCCTTCTCTGGTAGTCTTTTAGACCAAATCACATGAGGGAAAACCCCCAACATTGCCCCAAGTGTTGTCCAGCCTTCCACCTGTGTGTGTTTTTTCTCTTTTATAACGGCATAGAGCTTCTTATCCTCTATAACTTTCGCCAATGCTGTTGCATAATCACTTGCTTTTCTGATTAGAGCGTCCGGGTCGAGCGAACCAAAAATAGCAACAGCAGGAACATTGTTGGAAGCAACGGGAAGATTATCTTGTTTTTCGTTTGTCATTTTTACCACCTCCCTGCTTTTTTGAGCTCCTTCTGCAAATGATAGATCTCAGCACAGTGTTTGAAGAGTTCCCATTCTTTTTCAAGGTTGTCCCTGACTTTAACTTCAAACCCCTCGTTGTCATCCCTACCAATTCGCAAGATGATGTTCTGGTCAATTTTATACTCTGTGTTTTCCTCTACAAGGTGATGATAGCCGGCAAGCTGCAGAAAATGCTCTCCATAGATCGCTTTGCTTGTTTTGTAGTCAACAAGCAAAATCTTTCCATTGTCCTTTCTCTTACACAGCGAATCGAACATCCCCCCGAATCTATACTTATCGCTTACCAGTGGATGCTCTACAAGGAGAAATTCAACAGAGTTTTCCGCAAGCCAAGATTTGAATTTCTTAACACAATTTTCAGCCGCGGTGATTTGAGCATTACTGTAATCGGAAGTGTCAGGAGTTTCACCTTTGCAAAGACAAAGAATCATATAGTGGGCCAAGGTCCCAATATCTGCGAGATTGTCTCTGTATTTCTTGTAATCTATACCTTGTATTCCAAGGTCCCACGCCCAATGAATTAAAGCCCCTTTATTTAATACCCCCGTGATAGTCGAAGCCCCGGGGGCACGTTGCCCGTCAGAAGTCTTGTACACTATATGCGCCTTGAATTTATTTGCCATCTTTCTTCTCCTTTTTCTTGGTTACCACTTGCCCGTCCTCGATGAAGATTCCCACCTGTCCGGTTTCGTCCACCTTTTCAATCCAGACCTGAAAGTCTTTTTTCTTGGCCATAGACTGAATGATTTCCATATTCTCGGAATCCAGAAGCGATCCATCCGTAATACGGATGACCCGAATCTTTGGATTCAAAGCCATGGCGATAGCCATTGAGACCTTCAACTTCTCCGAATCTGAGACCTGCTCGAATGGAATCCCGTTGTATATCACACCACCCTCTTCGAAATCAAGTCCCTCGATTGGCATCTTCGCCTTGCCTATCATCACGTTCTTGTACTCCAGGATAGCATCGAGGTTCTCTGATAATCGGCTCGCTTCCCTGGATGCCTTGTTGAGTCTGACCTTGATTTCTTCCCTGTCTTTCACGAGTTGCGCCACACGGTTGGTGTCATCGACTTGAGCAATCTTCTCGTCGATTGCAGCGATATCCGGATCCTTTAGGTTTTGATCCATTCCAGTGTCCTCTCTTAGAAGCTGGTCCAGCTCCTTTTGGAGATCGGACATCTGCATTTCAATCTCACCAATCCGCTTTGTAATGAATTGGAACCGCTCTCTTGTGGCGTTATTTTCTCTAATCTGCTCTTCCATCTTCTTGCGCTCCTCAAAGAGCTCAGAAGTAGAAACAGGCGCGGTTTTCTCCATTCCCTCGGGGACCTTGATAGCTTCACGCTGTGCTCTCAGTTTCTTCTCTTCCCGGTTGAGTGCTGTTCGCTCGTCAAATACGGCCTTATGGACCTGGGCGATCAGCTCAATGGGATTTCCATCTTCAGCAATCTTCATTCCGGAGACGGATTCGAGCGTCTTTTTATCCATCTGGATATCTGCTGCTTGCAGCAATATCTCGACCTGTGGCTTTTTCTCAGCTCTGGCAAAAGCAAGCGGGTCGAAACTTAAGTCTCCAATGAGACTATCCAGCAGTTTCTGGGGTCCCGCAAATGTACCCCCTTCCTTGCTGCTCACTTTTAGATAAGACCGGTTGTTTGATGTCCAGTTACGCTCGACTATATATTTCCCGAGATCTACCTCCACCCTTGCCGATTCTTGCCCTTTCCTGATCGGTTTTTGTGAAATCAAAGCCTTTCCGCCCAGGGCGTATGATATTGAATCAAGCACGCTCGTTTTACCCTGGCCATTCTTTCCGCTGATGATCACCGTGTTACCATCTGGAGTAATCTCAACGGCTTTAATCTTCTGAATATTCTCGGCTGTTAATTTAAGGATTTTCACTATTCTCACCTCCTTCTCTTTGGTTTCTAATAAAGAATCCCAATTTATATCGATCAATCGGGACCAATATTCCAAAGCTTTGTCTCGCAACACAAGCGAACTTGATTTCGCACCACGCAAACTGCTCGTCAAGTTTTGCTATTTTATACTTGTGCGGCCTATTCCCATTAGGAATCGTGAATTCATCTCCGACCTTCACCTTTTTCACCTCCTTCCTTTTTTTGTTTTTCCATATATCGTGAACAATACTTACAAAACTCCTCTATAACTCCTTGCGCTTCATATATGCAAACTCCCCGACCCGCATATTGTGAGCAATTTTTAGCCTTCTCCCTGAGCTTATCCTCGACGCTCTCCTTTTGAGAACGCATCTTAAGCTCAAGCTGGTCTATCTGTTCTCTGAGCTTTTGTGTTGACAGGATGTTATTTCTCCAAAAAGTGTCTGATTGGCACCAGTGAATTACTACTTCAACCTGTTCTGGGGTCCTTTTGTCTATTCTAATTAATTTATCAATATGCACTGCCCATTTTTGAAAGTCCGGTTCTCTGAAGTTAGGTTTTCGTTTTCTGATTAAATCAAAAAGAAGTTTTGATAGTTTGAACTCGGTAGAGTTCAGACTAAAGGTTTTAGTCTTTGAAGGAGAAGGAGGAGAAGGAGAAGGAGAAGGAGTAGAAGAAGGAGAAGGCTGTTTTGCTACCTTTTTGCTATGTAGTTTGCTAGGCGTTTGCTTGCCTTTTGCCAAACCACCAAGTCGCCCAGCTTCCGTTCTTGCTTCCCGTAGCTCTCTTTCCTTGTATGCTTCTCGATATAATCTTCGAGAGTAAATCGTTCCATCTTCGAGGGTTGAATAAACATTATTATCCCCCAGCTCCTTTAGGAGTTTGCTAATTTCTTCTTCTGATACGCCACTAAGTTTTGCTAACCCTTTGCTATTGATTTGCTTCCCATTTGCTTTCAAACAACCCCTTATATCTGCCTTCCACATAATGCTAATCATTTTAATCCACAATCCTTGTGCAGCGAGTGAACAGATATTTAATCCTGGCTCACTCAACCAGTCATCGGGATAGAATTGCAAAGACGGTCTATTGTCTTCTCTATAACTTTTCACTTCCAAACTTTCTTATAATGTCCATATCAACCATATTGACACAGACAAGGTTCTTTTTTTGATAGCTTCATTTTCCCTGGTTATAATAACGCGAGCGGGATACAAACAGGGTAGCCACAGAGTACAAACGGTTAGGTTTGAAATCTGAACCTGAATCCATCCCGCTTCGCAATTTTTCTTCGGGGCTAAAAAACCCGTTGCTACTCTGTGGCTTTTTCATATTAATATTAATATAACGCAGGAAAGCTGTTTTGTCAAGTCTTTTTTTGAATTAGTCGAAAATACTTTGCTATATCAACTCTCCATTCTCGTCCAATCTTGAATGCACACTCTTTGAGCTTGTTATCACTTCCCGGTGCCAGCCAGTTTTGAAAGGTCTGTCTGCTAATTTTCAGCAGTGCGCAGAATTCTCTTTGAGTTAATAATTCTTTTTGTTCCATGATTTCCCCTTTTTCATTCCGATAGCGATTCGGGTTTCTTGTTAATATTTTCGGGTATGTAGCACTTGTTCGTTTTCCCTGCCCGTTACTTTTTTCACTAATTGCCAAATTTCATAAAGAAAGTCTGATTCATCCTCTGCTGAAATTATATCAATGAGATTTTCGACATGCTCTGTAACATAATCTGCAACCTTTTGCAGGTCGACAGATTTTTCTAATTCTATATGATGCTTTTCAAAATACAGCATCGCTTGTTTTTTAAGTTCTTGTTGACTCATCTCTCCTCCTTTTTTCTTTTTCATCTTACTATAATATATACTATTTTTCGTAGTTTGTCAAGTCTTTTTTTCATTTTTTTTCATTTTTTTTCTAAATAGTTTGTAAGTGTTGATATATATAGAGTTAGGAATAAAAATATTTTTAATTATTTTTTCTGGGGCTGTTAGAGAATTTCCGAAAAAGTCAATTTCTTCAAAATGTCAAAATAACGCTCACAGGGCGAACTCCTCTTGAGGCAAGTATAGATACCTGTCTATATGAGAAAACCTCACACGGGGCAAATTTGACATCAAAAAGTCCATAAAAACTGGATAAATAAAAAGGGCAGTAATGGGTGGTAGAAGCGTTTTTTTGGAACGATGTGAAAATTAAAAAAGAAAGTTCTTCTTGATATAAAATAAGGACTTGTTTTCTACATTGAAACCGCCACCAAATTCCAGATTCCAGAGGTTGATATCAGCTATCACTCCCCAGGGTTTCATTATGCCTATCCCCCATCCGTGGATGCTTCGCTTCTTTGCATTCAGCATAATGATATCCACATCCGTGATCTCTACAGCTGGATTGCTGCTTTTCACCCAGGCTGTTTTGAGTTTGTTTTTTACTTGGGTGACTCCCATCTTCACTGTGATAGGATCATGCTCAATCTCAATGTGCGCCTCCGGAGGTGGTGTCTTGGTATAGCCGGAAACTGTCACGCCGGAATTTTTCTCCCGGAAATAGACAAACGTAGTATCACCCCGGAAGGAATCTGTTGCCGGTATACTGTAATAGAGCTTCTTGTATTTTAAGCTGAGAGACTGCCACTGTGTGATCTCTCCTTTCATAACCGAAAGGGAATCCCTGAAGGTCTCGAGGTCCTTGGCAATGTGCACCGTTTTCCGGTACAGGGTATCATTCAGCTGCACCAGTGAATCGTTTTTGCTCTGCTCGATCAGGAGATCCGTCGAGAGGTTCTCCGCATGACGGCGCTGGATCGCGTACAGAATTACCAGAAAACCAATGGCTCCCAAAAGTAGTAATATCAGGAAATTCTTGAGCTTACCCACCGATTTTTTAATGATTTCTAACATAATTTTTCACCCCCACAGCGATAGCCAAAGCTATCTTTCTCTGGATAATACCATCAGCAAGCATTTCCGCTTCTTTTGGATTCGTTATGAACAGCGATTCCACAATAACACAAGGGCATCTTGTTTTGCGCAAGATATAACAAATAGGGTTCTTTGTGTCTCTCCGTAAATTCCCTACAAATGAGCCTCTAACGGGTATGCTAAGCACATCTCGGAATGAGTGCTCGATTGCTCTTGCAAGTGCTTCCGAGCCATCAGAAGGATAATAGAGAAATTCAGCACCTTTAGCGTTAACGTTATCGCTTCCATTCAAGTGAATTTCAAGGGCAAGGTCTGCCCTGCTCTTATTGATTTTGTTGACCTTCTCCTTCAACCTTCCACAGAAATCCACTATCTCAAATCTGTCAAGCCACAGAGCGTCCTTGAGTAATGCAACAATCTTGCAAGCCTCGATGTATTCAGCAAGATGTTTTTGCTCATTAACTCGACCATAGTCTGGCGGGTTATGTCCCGCTCCTATTGCTATTCGCATTCATTCCTCCTTTATGATAAACTTAATAACAAGCACAATCCCAGCAAGTATATAAAATAAACCCCATGCACAGAAGAGAATTACACCGCTTCCCATTAGTTCTCCTTTTCAAATCGAAAAAGCCACTTTTCGAAAATATGAATAAAACGGTCTACTTGTCTATGTTGCATTGCATATATTACAATAACGAAACCGACAAGTCCCAGATATAGAAATATGAAAAAGTTCTTGAATCTTATCACCGTTTTTTTAATGAATTTTCTCACAGTTTCCCTCCTAATGAATCAGGTCTATTACAATCAAAGATACAAAGAAAAGCATTATTGCGAAAACAAAACAAAGAAAAACAATCCACTCTTTCATTTTAGAATACAGTTAAACCTATTGCAAGCAAGCAAAGGTTTATAACTAATATTGCGAAAAGGATGCACAGAAGAACGATAGACCAGTATCCCATTTATTTTACCTTCTCCAGTATAAGTTTTACATCACCCTTTATTTCGATTACATCGCTTTTAATGTACTCCACATCTTTTTTTATGAGACTCTGCTCTTTGTCGAGTCTCTTATTTTCTTCTGTATTGCTATCCACAGTTTTCTTCGTTTCCTTAATCTCGTATTGATTTTGCCAGATTTTTGCTGTATGATTTTCGATAGTGTCAGCAACCTTCTGTTCTGCTTTACCCCTGTTAACCTTTAAGGTAACAAAAGAACTGCCCCATCCAACGAAGACAATAAAAACCGAAATACAAAGACTAATAATAGTCAATCGAAGTCTACCGTTTTTAACCATTCCCGTTTCCTCCATTCAGTTTATGCACAGAGTAATTAAACCATCCAAGAATGCCAAAACTCATAAGCAGAAAGCCAAACAAGTAATAGATATTCTGTGCCTTCGCCGATGCCGGTAAACCCAGATAAGCAAGAAAGCCCAAAGCGGAAACCCAGAATCCGTGCATACTTTTTCGACCACCAAACAGTTTGTCATACCATTCTTTTTTCACTTCCTCCATAATACCCTCCTTTAACTCTTGATTATTATTTGTTCAGCAATAAAAAGACTGTCAAATGCATTTCCACCTTCATCCTCAAGATATGCCTCCTGGTCATTATTGCTCGCCCATCTAATCTCTACCCCAGCGAAGTATTTTCCACCTGCAAGCACGGTTTTGGCGGGTAATACTGTGATTGTAATGTAGCCCTGAGATGGAGTGTCAACTTGTATCCCACCACCACTTAGCGTTTCCTCTATTAGTGGGGCCACATCAGACCGATGCTCCTTGAGTTGAAAAAGCACCGCGGTTGCAGTCGTAAGGTTGGTAATGGTTACGCCATCTGCGTCCTTGCAAAGTCCTTCTATTACCCACTTGTTTCCTTGTTTCAAATTAAGGCTCATTTCGTAACCTCACAGTTATCGTGTTCTTGTTTTGCACCCCTATATTGAGAGTGCTTTTTGTTTGAAGATTTGCCACAAGATTGCTCTTGTAAGCCGGAGTTTGTCCGTCATCATAGACAATATCAATACTATATAACTCCGGCCAGTTCCGAGTAAATCCATAACTTGTCATTCCCACTTTCAAACCGAGAATCTGTCCGTTGATATCAAGTACAGGATTTTTCAAATCAACCTCATTATAGCCGCCAGCGTTTAATTGATACCACAGTCGCATTGACTTCCAAGACTCATCTCTATTATCATATAAAGCGTTGATATTCAGTCTCTTGATATTCACTGAAGAACCGAAGTCATATTCCATAGTTGCGTAGCGTTCCGAAGAGTCCCGAATATCCATCAATATAACTGTAAGACTGCCTTGTGTTACAGCATACATCCCATCGCTGTTAGCATTAAAACATATATTGCTACCCGCTGAAGACCCTAACTTTGATTCTCCTTTATTTCCATTTACCCCATATGCTATCAGTGGTTTGAGCAATTTTCCAGTATCATCAAATTCAAATGCTCCTCCATCAAGTCCTCCATAAGCATATGCCCCGGCACTTGCAATAAAACTTCCACTATCTCTTTTTAATAGTGTAGAGCCATACCAATTCCACCTTTCCGTAAAATATGCAGTATTACTTAAAGCTACCCAACTCTGATAATTCCAACTTAAATCGTAAGTAATAAGACCATAAAAAGTAAGTATATAGATACCAGAACTATCAACCCAAATACCTTCCGGTAACTGTGCACTCGCATTATCTCCTGTTAATAAATGGTCATGAATAACAGCCCCGTTCTTATCTATCTCTCTTACTCTGTGATTGGGTCTGTCACAAATATACACATGATTTGTTCCTGCATAATACATACACCCGCCATAAGCAGAAAAGGCACTTGTCCATTGCCAAGTCCCTAAATTGTTATATTTTTTAACATTAACGCTATTATGAGAAACTTTATAAAAATTTCCATCATCATCCGCACCCAACCCACAACACCAAGTAGCATCCCCATCACTCAAATTAATTTGTGTCCAAGCACCACTCAGGTCTTCTGCTATTTTCCAAATTGCAGACGGTGCTCCACCACCAGGTCTCATATATATTTCATTATTATTCAAATTTCTACAAATATGTTGAGTGCCCACTCCAACACTAACGCTCTCCAAATAATCATCACACTTCAGATGGTCGCTATCAAAACTGATATTCGAACCTGCATTCGGGGTGAAATCACTTGCTAATTTCTGCAAAAGTTTCAATGACATTAGTTTAGACTCCTTGATACTTCATAGAATATATCTCCCCGTCTTTGTATGACAAGAATGTCATCGGCGGTATAGGTAAAATTACCCGCAATCTTTAGGTTTTTGCCATCCTTAACTCCGAAAAATGCTGCTGCCCCTGTGAACTGAATATGTGCTATTAGCCAGTTTGGAAAAGTGCTTGCTATGCTTATACTGTCTATATCCGCTGTTCCTGTAATAACAAAGTTATTACAGTCCCCCAAAACTATAGTCGCTGCACTTGCTATCGTGTCGCAAGTATTCGTGCCTATTGAAGTCGTGCCAATTATATCTCCTTTTGAGTATACACCTATATCACCTTCACCACAAACACCAATCTCGCCTCCAGAACCGTTTTGTTCCGCTTTCCCATAAACACCATAACAAAGGCTTTCGTTGTTAGCCGTCCCCCAGCCAAAAACTCCATAGTGATTTCGATTTCCTCCTGCTTCCTCGGTTGAAAATTTCCCACCATAAAGTTTTTGAGCTTTCCCTGTTTTAGTTTCAGCTGTTCCTTCAACACCAATGACATCATAAGTTCCTGAAGAATCATAACTATAACCTTGTATGCCTACACGGTCATTTATTGACCCCACAACCTTATTGACAAATCCTTGTATGGCTACAGTTTTATTGTTCAATGCATTTATGCGAACTCTCAATCCTGCATTTGGCAAATTTATAGTACTTGTGTCTAATATTTCTGCACTCCCCCCAAGCCAAAAAGATAAGCCTGTGCTATCATTCCCATAAAATTTCAGAAATGCGTCTGCTGCACCTCGCTTAACTCCGAGCCAATAATTTGGTAATATTCCATCTCCAACCCAAGAACCTTGCACCTGCAAGTTGATAGGAGTTTCAATTATAACTATTGGATTTCCTGTTGCAGTATCTGCTTTTCCTATAAAGGAAATTGAACCAGTCTCTGTAAATTCACTATCAGGACAAGACGGTGCATAAGTTTTCCACAGGTTCGCCTGAAATTCTGAAATCCAAGTTGCATCCTTCACCCATATTGCGCTTGCAGTATCAGCCCAAACAAAGGTCGTATCACCTTTGTCATCCACTGCATATATTCGTTTGAGCACAGTTAAACTATCACCTTGAAATAATCCTTTCCATTCCCTTAGTCCCAGTGTATCCATAATTATAAAAGTATCCTCACTTGCACCTTTTCGTATAATGATATAAGCCTTATTAGACTTATCTCCATTGACTCGCAAGTTGTTTACAGTCGTTCCCATTGTAAGAACACAAGATAAAACTATAAATAAAAAACCAATCCACTTTCTCATTATGAACCCTCCTCGACTGTTATAAGTATTCTTACCGTTATAGGCAAGTCTGCATTATCATCTCTAAACTCGGACGGTGTAATTGTAAAGCCAGAGGCAGTTGGCGAAGTGATAAAAAAAGCTCTTCCCAAATTCGGATATAATATTTGAAGACTTGCATTTGCAATACTCACAGGCAAGTCTCCCCCTTGTATAGCATCCGTCTGACCTGAAAATGTTACTGCCTGTGGATTTGTAGTTACTATTAAATCAATAACCCATCTCCAAGGTGCAATATATTTCTTAGCTTCCTTGATAACTCCGTCAATGTATATGTCGTAGTAATGAGCAATCTTGCCTGTATCTGCTGAACTTATCACAGCGTGATATTTTCCATTACCTATATCAGACCCATTTGTTCCATTCACAACCGTCTTCCACGGATACCAAGTAACAGTATGAGATGGCTGAGCCTCACCGTGCTGGTCTAAAACATCGTAATCATCAATTATAGTTTTTTCATTTGCCATTATTCCTCCACATCTATGTCAAGAATTTCATCACCCCTAAAAACTTCAACCCCTTCTAAACCATACATTCTATCAAACGGTGAATCGAAATCAAACTCGTTTTGTATCTTCACTAAATATTTTTGACTTGCTTTGTCTAAGTGCGGAGTCACTTCGACCAGGTCCGTCCAATTGTGCATATTGCGAAGAAACGTTTGAAGCGAGTAACCCAAATCTGATATATTTGTTGAATCATCTGCAGCTCTAAAATCGAGTGAAGCCCAAAACCTATGTCCTTGTAAAGCTCTAACAAAGTTCCCGAGCTCCATTTCCTTATCAGGCGAATCAAGCACCTTTGTAAACTTACCATCTATGTTCTTTTGTTCATAGACTGCAAAGGTAAAACTATCATAATCAACAAGAACACTTGCCCCCGTAGTTGTGCCTGTGCCCGTGCCTCCCGTGACACTTACAACTTCGGATATATCAAAAAGGTCTTCGCTATCGTCCATCTCAAAAATACAGGTCTTCGCAACATTGTCATAACTCAGTAGTGTGCCCGTGTCTCCTGATGTTTCACCCTCAACAGGTTTTCCTATATCCCCAGCAACAAATCCCGGGTCTAAAGTAAATGTCAGCGTTCTCCGAAACTCATATCTTAATACAATTTTAGACCAACCAGTTCCACCTATCATATTATCAGCCTCTTACTTGTTTTGCTCAGTTTTAGTTCGTGGATATTTCCACCACCTTCATATTCTAAGCACCGTAAAATAATGTCATTGGTATCTTCCTTCCCTCTCCATATTGAAAATGAAGCCTCATATACGATTGTGTTTTTAGTATGCAGTAAGTTCTGGTGAAGGTCGTATTCTTGCAAAATTGCCTTATCCATACATTCAGCCTCGAAGAGAAAAGGAACAATTACCAGGTATAGTTTTTTTCGACCAATGATGCAGAAAAAGTTATAATACCATTGAGCAACCAAACTTATACTGTCTTCGGAGATAAGCCTATTGTCTATATGAAAAACTCTCGCTTTCTTCCCACAGTTGCCGAGTTTTTTACTCAATCCGTATTTTGAGTTTTCTATATGAATGCCATCATAAAAGTATTTATAAATCTCGTCCTCTAAAGGTTTTCTATAATTCTTAATAGTGAGTGTGCCGTTGAACCTGTTGCGGTTATAAAATCTAATGTTTTGATATTCAGGAATGAAGAAATAACAAAGGAATGCTTCTGCTATATACTTTAATGCATTCCAGATTGTCCAGTTAGTAAAATCAGCTTCTTTAATCGTCGAGTAAATCACATCAGCAGGCACATACACATAAGGATATATTCTCAAATTCTTGTCGGTAACAAAACCACAGAAATAATAATCATTTAACTGTATTGTCTTGAATATATGAGGCGAGTCAATGTCACCAAAATAAGCCAACATTAAACCATCTTCATTCTGAACATTACCACCACCACCGAAATATGCCTCCCAAGATTGTATTTTCCAAGTGTGACCAGCTTCTACTTTCCAAGCAGTATAATGAGCGTCTTGTAATTCATTGCCACCCATATATCGTATTTCATCACCATTCGGAACATTCTCGGGAGGGAAACTTCTTATCCACTTTGCCTTTGTTCCATTTGTATCATCATAAGCTCTAAAAAATGTTTTGGAGTGGACTGGGTCCGACCTTTTATGCCAATAAAAATCGGTTACGACTGTTCCAATTTTAGATGTCCAAAGAAATTCCTGACTGCTAACGCCTGAACTTAAAGTTATGCCATTAACATAACTCATCGTTTGGATAATATTGTGACTTCCATCTTGTAATTTATAAGCAAAATAATATCCTGGAGTAGAAGTTCCTCTTATTCCGTATGTAGCTCTTTGATAGGCATAGGCATTGTCCTTCGCAATAGAAACATAATGCCACTCTTTTGTATCGATGTCAAAAATGTCGAGTTCTATAGTGTATGCTATTCCTGCAAATGCTAACTGCTGAAGTGCATAACAGGTATGCGCCGAAGCCCCTTCATCTGGAGCCGAGATGCTATAAAGATTAAACCAGTGACTTGGTAGCGTAGCCTGACTTGGAATGTAAACAATATGACTTGTGTTATAATTTACTAAATCCAGTTTCCAAAAAGCCTCAGCCCACCATTCGTCCTCTTCCATTGCCCCTGTGTGTCTGCTTCCTGCAACAGCGTAATAGTCACCTCTCCAATTTATAAACTTTGCAACTCTCCATATTGAATTACTTGCTCCACTAACAATATGTTGTACCGTTCTTGTTTGCTCTACCAAGTCAAATTCTACAAGATATATTTTATTATTACTCTCTTTTTTCCACTCAACAGCCACAAGCATTTTAATCTTTTTTGTCGTGTCATTATAGTCAATAACCCTGCTTGCTGTAATGTTTATAGGTTCCTTATTTCCTGAATCAATGAACGGAGCAAAATAAACAAATTGTTTTTGAGGAGTTCCTCCGGGAGTTTCGTCAACCTGAATATCTCTTGTGCCAACTCCTTCACCCCACCAAGCATCGAGCAGGTGGTTTACCATTTCTTTGATACTTCGATGTTCATACCAACCGCAAGCAATTAGCGCACCTTCGTATTCTCGCACAGAAAAATAATCTTTTTTATCTTCATTCACAAGAGAAGCGGTAACTCTAACGTCTATATGCCCTCTATTATTCGGTTCGTATAGAGTTAGATATAAATATGTCGGTGAAGTTATTGGGATATATTGCTTTTCTCCTCCACAGTAACTTAAAAATTTTCTTTCGTTATGTTCAGCTGTTGCGGCTTCAACTGCTCCAACTTGAAGGTCTTTCCCTCCTAAATCACCAACAGGATTTGATAAGTCTAACCCTGTTATGTTATGGAGAGGAGGGTTCTCAGGATCAGAAACTACACCCGCATCATATTCTCCTGCATCTGCTAACCATCCTGTTGCTGTAAATACCACGGTTTCGCGGTCAGGATGTTTGATACTTCCTATGTCAACTTGTCCGTCAAACATTACTAATTCATCAACTGCACCCTCCACACCTTTCTTTAGTACAATTCTGTAACCCTGTGCCGTAGCGTTATAAAGTTTGTCGAATAGTCCACTTGCCTCATCATTCGCAAGAAACTTAATAGCTTGCTTTTCTCGATTCCAAACGGTAATACTCACCGTGCTTGGAGAAAATACATTGAATGAACTCTCTATATGCGATTCACCTCTACCAACATCCTTTATTAACGCTGTTATTTCTGTCAAGGCATCCGTTGATATTTCCTCAAGATACGCCTTGTTCCACATCTTCTTGACAGTTCCTTTTGAAAGTAATCGCTTTGCTGTCGTTGATATAGTTTTCATTATATACCTTTTAGCCTGTTCCTTTCAGGCAAAACTTCTTCGTCAAGGAAACGCCCGAGTAACTGCTTTGCACTTGCAGACATTTTGACCCACGTTTTGATTTGAGTTTCAGCATTAATGTTCGTAGCAAATATATGTACCTCTGGATGAGAAAGCCCATACACCATGTCAGCCATTTCCTGCTTATTAAGGATCACCTCTGGGTTAGTTGCTCTTCTATCACCTACGACTGCACCTGACTTTGTGATCATTGGACTATCAACTACAAGGCCGTTTGCTGCAAAAGGAGGAGGAGCAACCACACCTCCAGAACCAAAGCTAAGTAAACTATTTGCAAAACCACTGAAAAACCCAGCACCTGTGGCACCTTTCAAAATATTCATAAGCACCAACTGAGCAGCAATCTTAATCAATTCATTACGGAAATCTTCACCTGATACTTTCCCTTGTTTGAACCACGATGCAGTTGAAGAACCAAAACTTTGCATAGCCTGGTCTAAGCTTTTCATCTTGTCCGTTGTTTCTTCTAATGATTGTGTAAAAACATCAACCTCCTCTGCTCCATATGGAAGTGCAGCACCTGCACCTGCACCACCTCCACCACCACCGGATGGAGCAACAGGAGCGGGAGGAGCACCAAGTGCTTCTACTTTAGTCTCGATAAGCTTTTGGTATTCAGCTATTATCCTATCCACAGCTTGTTGCTCAGCGTTTGTAATACCTGTCAATCCACCAGCTAACTCATCAGCTCTCGCAAGTGCTAAATCAGCAAAATCCTTAAAATCTTGTGTTATGTTAACAAGATGCTTGTGTCCCGCTTTAAGCGATTCGGCATAATTTGTGCGAAATACCTTGTCTGTTACTTCTGCTATCTTAATAGCCGTCTGATACCAAACTTCTTCAAGTGATGTTAAACCTTTAATAATCCCAAAAATTACTTTTGAGAAAACTCCTGCTAAAGTCCAGAAAACAATTTTCACCCTGTCCACTGCTTTCCTAATTTTGAACATAGCTCTTGTTGTAAAGGTAGCGAAACGTAAACCTGCCTCATTAGCTTTGTCAGTGCTTTCACCCATAGCATTAAGCGATGGCAACAAAATATCAAGGCTCTTAAGCACTTCCTGGAAAGCTGTCTTAAGAAGTCTTGCTGCCATCGAGATTGTCGGAGCAACCTTTTCTCCTAAATCCTCTTTAATGTCGCCAAACATATTCTTAAGCTGTGTGAGTGCACCCTCTGTGGTGTTAGCTGCAGCCTCAGAAACTCCACCGAACTCACCTTTGATTTCATCAAGAATAATTTTCTGAGCACCCATTATATTGTTAGCATCCTCAAAGCCTTTGACCATTTTCTTTTGTTTTTCACTGAAATCAATACCGACTAATGCCAATCTCCCCAATCCTTTTGTGGGAGCGTTAAGAGCTTTACCGAGTTGAATCACTGATTGCTGTAGAGTTTGACCAAACATTGTACTCATATCCATTGCAGCTTTTATCGCATCCGGGAAAACTTCCCTACCAATGTTTTTGAATGTTACCATCAACGATTGAGCACTAATGACGGTCTCGTCACCATACATAGTCAGGTCTTGCAGTTGTGCTGCCATTTCAAGCATCTGGTCTTTTGTTATGCCGACCTGATTCCCTGTTGCCTTCAATGCAGCCTCAAGCTTCTTCTCAGCTGACTCCTGTTGACTGTAAGCAGTAACAAGACTCTTGGTTACCCTTATCATAGCATAAGTAATACCAGCTATTGCAGCAGTCACTCCCAGGAATGCTTTTCCAATGAGTTTCGCTTGTTTTTCAACGGAGCCACGAGTCTTACCAAGCTCTTTATGAAACTGCCCCGCTTTTAGTTTCAGCTCAGCATATATTTCACCAAGATTCATTATTTCCTTTTATGTGTTTTATGTATGTTCTTCTGTCTCGACGCAAGAAGAACCTTCTCACCATACGGAGTCACATCTCTACGTTGTGGTTTTCCTTTTACGATTCGGGAACGTTTCATTATGCTTTCACCAAGGTCATAGTATTCGTCCCACGCCATTTTCATCAGGTCTGCTCTTGATATTCCCTCCTTGATGAATATTAGTTCTATGTCTGTTTCCGTCGTTTTGTAGATAGACTTGTAATGCTGTCGAGAACCGATCGCAAAAGTTTCACGAAAAAACCTTTATTCACCTCCAAAATCGCTGCATGAAGGTCAAGGCACATATCAGCATCCAGGGTATCAAGTTTTACCTTATCCTCTGGTTTTTCAGGGTCAAGCCTAAGACCTGCAGGAACGATTGCCATAATGCTGTCTCCAAGCGCTCCAAAGATATCCTCAGCCTTATCGAGAATGTTTTCATATGCTTGCTCAATAGCTTTTTCTGTAATCTTTGCAGCATCAATCTCAGTAAACTCTCCAGCAAGATGTAGATGAGCTATGAACTTGCCGTATGCGCTTGCGACCTTACTAATGGAGGGATAAAGGAATTTTTGAGCAACAAGCGTGCTATCTCTGTGCGTCATTTACCCCTCCTTTTATGATTGACCAAATTTCGTTGTGCCGTGCTCCTGACCAGTCTCTGATTCTTTTCTGAGCGACAGGATTGTTAATTCCAGGGTGCGAGGATCTTCTGAATCCGAAACCTCTGCAACTTCAGAAACATAACCTAAAGGTATTTCAACAATAAACTCATTGGTTCCGTCGGCCATCGTGTGCACGTATTTGAACTTTCCTTTGGTGTTGATTTTATTCTGAGAATGCTTAATGACCTTATAATCCTGAGTGGTGTATTTATAGCTGAAATACATATCCTGTCCATCGGAGATATTGCCACCATCAATCCTTGCAGCTCTTCCAAGAGCATAATCAAAGTAGAAATCAGTTCCCTCGATAGATTGTGTTCCGCTCTTTGCTGCAGCAGACCAGCATATCACAACTGTATTTGGTGCTTTTGCTCCACCACCGTGCACAAGCGCATGCCATCCAAGCTTATCAGTGTGAGCAAGATCCATTGAAACTATTTCATCAAGCACTTCTGCTGAGACACCTGCATTCTCATCTATTGCGCTCTCGCCTCTTGCAAGTTCCGAATTCTGATAGTGAACCCTGTCTGTACGCACTTTCATTGTGCGTGCTATTCTGAACTGCTTGACATCATCATCCTGTCCATATTTCATGTTATGCGTTGGATAGGTTCTGACATCATCACCCCAGGATATCATCTCAACATTTCCAAGAAGTCTATATCCTGGATATGATTCTCTTGCAGGGTCATAATATAAATCACCTGTGAATACTTCCCTAAACAGCTCGTCAAGTTGACTCATTTAATTCACCTCCTTTGTTTCATAGTGTGTTAAATTTCTGTCATTTTTATTCAGTGCTTCAATTTGCTTGCAAACAGCTGAATACTCAGCTTTGATTTTGCTGAGTTTCTTGAGTATCTCAAGACGCTTCTTTCCCAATTTTTCAACATCTTTTTCATCTCGCATGCTTACCTCCTATCTCTCTGTGGTTGAGTAAAACCCGATAAATGAGACTTCTATCTGCACAAAACGGATCGTATGCTTAACCTTCCCTAATCCTGGAATGTTTCTCATATATGCGGTGTTACCAAATTCCACTTTTCGACATTTACCACCCATATGGTACGGGGATGTCGTTAGAGTGTCTTTAATAAATCTTTCCCATTTAAGAGTTCCTTTTCTCCCTGTGATTCCCAGTACTCCACTCTGCTTTGCAAACTGTCTAAACAGGACAAGAATTACACAGTTAAAGCTCTCAAAGGTGCAATTACTTCCACTCAAACCCTTGCCATCATAAGCTTTCTTGATAGGTTCGCTGATATCTGGTTCAAGCATGATCACCGCATTGAAGTTAATAGGCACAGTTTCGAACTCAACAAATTCCTTGTATACCTTTCGAAGGTCTGAAGTGGAGCTTATAGTATCATTAAATCGGTTATACATTTCAAGGAACACATCGTCCTTCGTCATTTCTTTAACTCCATAAAGATTTTGTTTCCCATAATACGAGTTAAGCGTTTTGCAGTTTCTCTCATACTTTGCTTGATATAATACTTTGGTTTAATAGCAAAAGCAGGCATATGAACAGCTCTGCAAAAGATTTCCTGACCACCGATGAAGAAGTGAAGTGCTTTCGCTCTTACAGGAACGATTGTTATATCTTCTGTTGGACCACCCAGTTCATGTATTCTTGCATATTTGAGATTTGAACCAACACGTCCAACAATATCTAATCCTTTTCCACTCACTTCCTTCTCGATACTTGTACGTAACCGTCCGGTTCGTACCTTGAGTCTTTGACCTGAGAGTTTGTACTTGACGATGTACCCTCTAAGCAATTCGGTTGCCATCAACATTCCCATGCGTGATGCGTCAGGAACTTTCTTTTGAATTTTCTTGACATTCGACAAAAATTTCTGAGTTCCAACAAGCTTAAAAACTGCTTTCATGCTAATGTCACCTTTGTGTACTTATTCAATACCGCATCGATGCTCTTCTGAGAGAAACGTCTTGTTTCACCTTCAGCTTCAGTCACAACATACGTGGCGTGAAAGGTATTGGCCATTTGCTTTAGAAGCGCGAGTCTGAGTCCTTTTGGCACGTTTGAATACTGTGTATATGTTCCGGATTCCACATATAATATATCTCCATTGCTTATGGTTCCCGCTTCCAGGGCAACCACCTGACCAGTATACTCCATGTTCGCATAGTCAATCCCTTCAGTCTTTGTATCCCCTGTTCCATTTGGTCCGGTATTCAGTGCAACACCGGTCAGTCCGGAATAGTCACCTCCTGCTACAAAGGATGGTCGATCCTTGAAAACAGGAAATCCCTGGTCAGTGGGAAGATTTGTAGCGTTTACTGTGGAGAATGAACATCCATGCTTATACTGGACTTGGATGTTCTTTAATCCTTCTGGGAAATAGTCAGATTTGAGTACAATCTGCCCGTTGTCATACCACTCATAGTCTTCATGCTCAGATAACTCATCTTCAAATATGCCATCACCATCACGATCGATTTTGACGCTTGTAATGTCTTTTACGAGACCATATTTAAGAATAAGTGTATTGTCATCCTCCCCATCATGGTATTCCGTTTCTATAGTCTGCTCAAGCGGTTGATTGATCATTCTCTCAACTGCTGCCAACTCTCCATCAATAATGTCCTGAAGAAGTGTATCCACGTCATTCTCATTTATGTGAATAAAATCCTTAAGCTGTTGCAATGATATCAGAGCCATAAATTACTCCTTCTTCCCGCCGAAATCTTTTGAACTGATAGTGTTCTCCTTGAGGCTTCCCTTCCCAGCCTTCTCCTCCTGTATCTCCCTCGTGGTTGGTCCCGGTTCCAGCTCCTCTATATCCTCTTCATGTTCCTCAAAGACCGACCTAGAAACCCTGACAATCTCATCCTTGCTGCAGGAAACGTCACAGGGGCGTCCATTGATGGGAAAATAGAGGGATCTCTGCAATTTTACCCGAATAAGGCTTTTATGCTCCTCTTCCTTGATCTCTTCTGGTTTCTCCTCAGGCTTCTGCTCTTCCTGCTGGGGCTCCGAAACTGCCGCAGCCTCAGCATCAGCCTTCAATTCGTCTTCTTTCTCCTTGGGCTCCTCTGGTTTCGGTTGTTCCTTCTCGGGAGGTTTCTCTTGTTTCCTTTTTTGCTTTCCAAATTTCATACTTTCCTCCGGTTAATGTTACAATTTAAGGGAGGGGAATTGCACCCCTCCCCCATTCTATTCTCTGGACGGAGTTTAGTTATTCCTTTTTCCAGTATTTCCTATAGAGTATATAAGTTTTTACAATAGTGCTTGCTCCGTTCAAACCTGTATTGCCAGTAATGATTATCTTGCACCATTCAAACCATTTACTTATGGTTTCTGCTGAATATGGTGTCATAATCCAATCATCAATTATGTGATTTGCTGCAACGGCTTGTGCATCTGTCCAGGGCCCTAATGTTGAATCGACTCCCCAGTAAGCGTTGATAGCAAGATCTGTGCTATCGTTTGCCTGGTTTGATGAGAATCCGAGTTGCCAAACAGTGCTGTCCTTGAACCAGGCGAAGTCGCTGGTATAGAGTGTGCAAGCTGCAGTAGCAGAGAGCGTGTCAGTGCTCAGGAGCTGCGCATGTGTATAATCTGTTGCCTCCATCTCGACACTAAATAGTGCTAAGAATGCAAAGACGAAGAGCAAGGGAAAAATCCTTTTCACAATATCCTCCTTGTTTGAATTTAAGATTTTAACAAAAACCTCCTTTCTTTCCTTAGTTTTACGCGTGAGTCCACAGTACGGAGATCCCTCCTGCGAGGATGATCTTAATATCCTCCCTGGATACGAATCTCAAAGCTTGAAGGTCATACTCAGCGAGGTTGGTATCATCAATGGTTGCTTCCGTGAGCAGCTTGATGGCCATTGACTGCCGGTCTCCGAGTGCCACGCATTCCTTCAAGTTACCGAAAGCCATGAAAGGCTTATTGGCACCATCATTGGCGTTTCCCGGGAACAGAGAAGACTTCCTATAGGGATAACCCCAGATAGAGGGACCTTCTTTTCCCATTGATGGTAACCATTGGTATCGCTCGTTTTTGTCCTTCTTCATCATGAGCTTGTGCAGGATGTTTCTATTGAAGAAAAACTTCGAGCCCTCGTCCATGTCACCATCTACAGCGTCAGCCATTCTCAGAAGCTCATCGAAATCAACATCAGCAAAACTGGTCTTGCCCTCTCCCATGACGATTTTCTTCACGCTCGCATTGTTAAGAACGCCTACTCCCACTCCACCGCAAACGTCGGTTCCAGCACCATTAACAAAAGCATAATCCTCACCCTTCTTGAATGCCTTTGCTGTTATGCTAATCAGGAACTGAACGAGAGGTGGAGTTGCATCAGCAAGAACCTCTTCGGTGAAAGGAATGATACAAACCTGCTTCTCGGGTTTCAGCTCTGTCTGATCAAATACTGGCTTGGTTGCAGGTTTTTTCACCTTTTCACCTATCCAGGACGTTGTCGGCTCGGTGATGTATTTGTTGATTTTCATTTCCTTTGTGGTCAAAGGAATTGTGAGGCACTCTTCCCTAACAAGACCATATGAGGTCTTGATTTCAAACATCTTTTGGTAATACTCCAAAGGCGTCAAGTATGCCCCTTCGCTGCCGGTTGTCTCATTGAGATAGGTGGTGAGAGCTTTCTGATCAACATCACTTCCACTGAAACCATATAGCCATGAGAAATACTTTTTCCTCTCCTCATCGGTGATTTCCTTTAGCGTTTTCTGGTCTCCTCTTGCAAGTGCTCTTAAAAAGCGTGCTGATTGAGCAAGTTCAACCTTCTTCTCAATAAGAGTTTCCGGCTTTACATCTTTTAGTCTCTCATGGGCTTCGAACAGTTTCTTCATCTCTGGAGTCTCAAAAACACTCTTGAAATAGTCCTCCCCAAGAGCACCTTTTACCCTCTCAACAACTTCCTCCATTTTCATGTTTTCTCCTTGTTTAAGTTGCTATTAATCGACAATTCCCAAGACGCTTTTCCTAAACTCTCCAATGAAGTCTTTCTTTAATTCCTCTCTCAGAGTGGATATGACTTTATCAATATCCTCCTCTGAAATCAAAAGGTCACCTTCATCTGAGTTCTCCGGAGTCTGAGAATCATCCTCCTGTACTTCGATTTCCTCTTCCTTTTCCTCCTCAATGTCTACTTCATCAGTTTCTTTTGTTTGCTTATCCTTTGGTGGTATTAATTCCAATGCTTTAAGAAAATCCAATTCTCCGGCAATGACCTTCTGTGCCTTTTCTTCTCCCAGTATCTCAACAAGGTCTTTTAGTCGAATCAGAATCCCTCCTTTGTCTTTTTCGTTCTCAGGAACTTCTTCTGCCACCACGGGTTCTCCTTCAGGCTCTACTTGTGGTTCTGGTTTACCCTCTGGTTCGTTATGCTTTGCCTCATCTTCTACATGTGCAGTATAAATGACGTCACATTTGTCTTCGTCACAAACCGGCTTAGGAAATGATTTTGCGAAATAGTTTTTGCAGAACTCGGTCTTTTGACCTTTCCATTCCTCAAAATCATTCCATATCATTTCGGGGACAACAATACTTCCGCTCTTATAAGCAGTCACCAGGGCATTTGGATTGGCCGGTACGGGAACCGGTGAATATTCAAGCAAGTCCCATTTCTCAATAATCCCATTCGCTGGTGTGCTATCGTCATCATAAGTGTCGGTATATGAGAGCGTGATGAAACCCACGGAAACGCCATGCATAAACTTTTTCTTGTAAAGCATATAGATACTCATAGCGAAATCTGTCGGTGCAAACTCAGCCTGGGATATTATTTCATTCTTCTCAATCTTGATCCATCGAGCATTGCCAATTGGGGGAAGCTCCTGCATCCGGTTATGTGCCCACAAAACAACTGGATTTGCACGGAAGTTTTCAATCTGGCAGCCCTTTACCTTCATCACTTCCTTGTACCGGTCAAGTGTCTCATCAGATATCCTAAAGGTAATTGTTCGATCTTCATCATCCGTATCTATAATTTTACAGGCCTTTCCATCGAAGTATTTGAATTCCATAAGCTCTTTGGCAAGATATGGGGGGAGGTCCTTGAGTCCCTGCTTCAATTCACGCCATGCAAGGTACTTTTCAAATAGCTTTTTTCTCTCTTCTGGATTCACATTTCCTCCTTATTGCTCGAATTCGGTTAGCTTGGATTTCACGCTATCCCCTGCAGTCTTATCAATGCTATCGCCCAACTGCAGAGATCCCCAGCTGTATTTCCAATTTGTGATGGTATAAACAGCATGCAATGTCTCGGCTGCAGCGAGAGAAGTATCAAGTAATGTTTCCGGTCCCAATAGGTTGTTCGGATCATGACCATAATACCATGTCAACAGGAATTTTCCGCTATCACCATAAAAGCAGCCCCAGAATTCAGCCTGTACTCCTTGTTCACAACCTGCGATCTCAATAATACTATCCTGCCAATTATCGGCTCTTCTGCTGATCCAAACCGTGTCGCTATCCGAACTGAAGGATGCAATTAGGATCCTTCGCTTGAAAGATGTTTTTCCCGTGGTCAGAGATGCCAGTACCAGCGCGACCAAAATACATGCAAAAAATAAATATAACGACTTTCTCATACAAACCTCCCTTTCAATTCTTCCATACAGGGGATTACCGCACATCTGCAATCAGGTTCACTCGGATATTGTTCCCCTGTTCCGGAAAATGTGTCATTTAATCCAATGCAACCTTCTTCCTCATTTTGCATATGCGTTTCTCTTGTTGGAGGAACACCATCACCTGCAGTAATCCACTCTTTTTTTTCAACATTTGCCTGTCTCATAGCCTCCATATGACCAAAATTGTTAGCTGTGTTCACCTCGGTTCTCGCAATGAGCCTACTCCTTGGCCCCTTTGCCTCTGCAAATATGCTTTCTACCCTTACACTTAAATCGTTAATAGTTTCACCGTTAGCAAGTCCTTCTTCTAGTGACTCTTTGAGCTTATTAAATGTGGTTATGTTAATATTCTTGATTAATTTTTCCCTACCTCTAAAGAATCCTGAAATAAATGGGGATGATATATCGAATGCAATCCCGAGCCCAAAATCTTCGATAAGGGTCTCTGCCCCATTCTGGATTGATGCTTTTGCCAAAGGCTCCATAAGTTCAGTGATCTTCTCATTCCACTCAAACAGGGAGAAAAGGAATAGACTGACTTTCTTGTATGCTTTTCCATATTTCCTTAGATTTTTGAGAACCTGCTTCTTCTGATCTTCGAAATAGTCGCTTAATTTGAAGATATACAGCTTTTCCTCGGCTTCTGTCCTCCGGACATAGCCTTTCCAATACTGCTCCTTCCACTGTTTTTTGAAGGCTTGCCATGTCAGCGCTTCGCTCGGTTTGAACTCCTTACCAACCATCCAGACTTTCTCATTCTCCTTTTTGGGTGATACGGACTCGAGCGGCATCATATTGAATGGCAGAATCGGCTTATCTCCCCAGGGTACGGAATCCATTCCTCTCCTGTCACGTGCTTCATTGATAACGATAACGCCATGCTTTAAGTCTTGAGCCTCCTGCTTGAGATTGTGTGCTTTATCCTCGGGAATCACGTTTTCCGATTCAATAATGAGTCTCGGATCATACATTTTGACGATCTGAGTCATGTAAGCATCCCGTTGTTTTAGTCGAGGTGCAATAGTGGTTTTGTAATAGCTTCTTTCCATAGCATCAGCATTTGCCAGGTTTACGGTGTCTGTCATATTGAGCTTATCCTTTGGCACTCCGAAGATGCCAAGGATCCGTTCAGCGTTCATTGTCTGACCGGTCACATATTCAAGGTCCTTCGGAGCGATAGTAATTGCATCGTACTTCAATCCCTTAGGCAAGACAGCTGTCCGCGCGGTCTTCCCGACACCTCTGTGTGCCTTATTCCATTGTTTTGAGATCGCTTTGATTTCATCCGGCTGAAGATCCATCTCTGTTGATAAGATTCCATCAGGACGAGCTCGATTGGCAAAAAGGCTTAAGTGGAACATATCCATGAATAGGTCTTTGTTGATTCCCATTCGTGCAGCCTCTATTGGACCCATGCCAATGTTGATATTCGCAATATTAGGATATTTGAAATGGATTATCTCTTCTTGCGTGAAGGTCATAGATTCTGCACCATTGAAATAATCGTATAAGAACCTGCCCTTATCGGTTCGCTTATTCACATTTTGAGTCGGAAGAATATGTAACTGAAATGGTCTCTTGAGAAGCGTCTTTGGAGTATAAAGATATGAATTCCCGGTTCCGTCAAGAAAACCCTGCAGGAACCACTTCAATTCCCAACCCAGCATGTATGGATTAGGATTCTCAATAAGTTTGTAAAATGGATGCTCCGCGACCAGTTTTTTCTCTTTCCCAACCTTTTTGTATACATAAAAGGGCACACTCGCCACATCGAAAGCAAGGATATTAATACAGCGATAGACAAGGCCAATGTTAGCTTTCACCATGCTCCCATAATTACCTGCCTTTACCTCTCCATACCTGTCCATATCGATGATCTCTTGAAAACTAAAAACGCCCGAAGATGTACCTTTGCTATCCATACCGGGAAAGATAAAATTCCTCAATCCCTCTTTCATTTTCGATTTTATGATATCAAACACAATCGCTCCTATATTATATATATCTGCACGGTTTCCGTCTTGATCAGGCTCAGGAGTCCTTCTAGGGCATCCGGTCCGTCATCGTTCGCTCCTACAGGGTAATGTATCAGCTGATTTATCAGTATTGGATATGCTGTCTTCCAATCATCTCGAAACCGGACATAGCGCTTAATCTGTGGCTCTGCGGATTCGATTCTAACCTTCTTGTTCTTTGTTTGTGTGACCGGTGTTAATCTGATATAAGTTTTCTCCTGTGCTGCCAGGTCTTCGACCTCTTTCTTCAGCAAGCCCCGGAAAAGGTTGTCTTCAATGCCGAACTTCTTAAATTTGTACTTCTTCTGCAAGTCCAGGATAAGCCTAACCTGTTGACTTGGGGGAATTAATACCACCTTTGCTTCCGGGATCCTGATATATCCATCCTTTGGCACAGCTCCTATGACAATGGCCACATAATCGCTCCCCGTCTTTCCAAGGGAAGGGTCGATAAAGCCGTAGAAATCAACGTGCTTGTTTGTTTTTAGATATTCCTGCTCAAATTTGAGATGATTGTAATACTGCAGGTCCATGAGCTTGATCAGCTGAGATCCTTCTGCAAGTGGTTGATTCAAATAATTCGAAGCAAACAGAACAACGCCAACCTCAATTTCAATGGCTTTGAGGTCATCTTTGGTGAAGTTCTCAGGGAAGTTTGATTCTCCGTTTTCGTTCAATGCTGATTGGTTGATAACGAAGTAATTCTCTTTACCCTCTGCTGCTAGTTCCGGATTGAGGTTGCCTTCGATATCGGCATACAGGTCATCGTAATGCCAGCGAGTTCCTCTGACATGGATCTCCGCATTCTGGTCGCAAATGCTGGGAATCTCCCTGAAGCATTGCTTTTTCTTCTCCCTCTTGAGTGCGCTCTCTCTGTCATCCATACCACAGGGATCGTCAATGATAATTATGTCATAATGAGCACTTGTCAGAGTAGAACCAAAACCCATTGCTGTTATACTTGCTTCGGAATAATTCCTTGTCCTGGAGCTTATAGTAATCTCTCTCTCTCCCCATTTATCGCTGCTCACTCTATCCCCGTAAAAGTGCCTGAATTTCTTATTACGCTCATAATGTCCTTTGATCTCTCTGAGGAATTTCTTGGCATTGTATTCCGTCTCGTTGATGATAAGGATTCTGAGATTCGGGTCTTGCTCGAGCCTCCACATAGGATACGCCTTGGTCCCAATCGTAGTCTTATACGTCTTCCTGGGTGCGAGATGCAGCAGCTTTTTGGGCTTCTTCTCTAACTCCCAGCACCATTCCTCGTTCTGAGGTGTGAGCCGATCATAACCGAGGATCTGCTCAGCAAAGTAGAAAAGACTATTGTAGCCCTTATACTTAATGTCGATTTCCTTTTCTCTAGTTGTAAGCTGTCTTGAGCTTTTCATGCATCTCCTCAATTTCCTGCTTGTTAATATCAGCTATTCCCTCTTCACCTGAGGCTATCAGAATCTTGCTGACGTGTTTCCACTTTGCTGGTACCCTATTACAGAGCCAGAAAATCATAGCGGTTACATTTCCACTTTGGGTCCCGCTTGTGAAAAGCGAACGAGTCATAGATATTTCAGCCTTCAACTTGCCCTTTTTTATTGCTTCCAAAAAACTCTCATGTTGTTTCTTATAGTTCATTAAAGTTTCCTGACAGATGCCGAAGAATTCCGCTATCTCCCTTTCGGTCAATCCCAGTCCAGCAAGCTTCTCCACCATAGGGATCATATCTTCTTTGAATTTCGTTGGACGTCCACCCTTATTTTTAGCCAATGTTAATTACCCTCTTATAAATCTTTAAGTTCGGGAAAAAAAGACACTTACTTAAATTTTCCTCTTGACAAATAGAAAAAAATGTATTATATTTAGAGTTATGAAAGAAAAGATTTTGATTTCTGAATGTTGTCTTGGAGTTCCCTGCAGGTATCACGGGAAACCAACGGTTTTCAAGAAAAAAGCTCGTCAGCTTGCTCAAAAGTATATTCTTGTTCCTATTTGCCCAGAAGTTATGGGAGGATTGCCCACTCCTCGCCCTGGTTGTTTTGTGAAAAACGGAAAAGTTCTGTCTTTTAAGGGACAAAAAGATTTCACACAAGAATATATGAAAGGAGCAAAAGATTTTCTCAAAATAGCAAGAGAACAAGGAATAAATAAATTTTATGGTCTTAAACATTCTCCCTCAAATGTAATTGATTGCAAGACTCAATTTCCTTTTCTATTTCTTCGGGGTCTTCGTTGTATTCTCTTGCTATCGCTTCCGCAATCTTTCTATCTATGTCTTTGTCTTCTATAATCATTAGTAACAATATGAATAGATAAGTTGTAAAATTAAACCTATTTTATTACGGTCTACTTTTAGAAATGGAAAAGCAAGGCTGAAAGCCTTGCATTACACTATTTATAAAATTAGAGGATTTAGTTTTTGGTTATTTCCAATAAATATATTTCTCGAGCGTTTTGAGACTCACCTGAAACTTCAGACACATCTGCTTTTGAATTTCCGCAACGGGCTTCTTCGGGTTCTCCGCTCGTTCCCTCAAATAGATGTAACTGAATAACTTAGCCTTCAGTTCATCGTTTCTTGCATAGTTGAGCACCATAGTCAGGAAATCATCTGCGGACATATTACAACTCTTACAGTCCTTGAGCCATTTATTCAATTAGACTCCTCTTTCTGTTATTCTCGTAAAAGCGAGACAAGGGGACAGAATTGGTTACTTTCGTCTCGCCTCTTTGTGAAGATTGAAATATCAATATATAGCTGATTTTCCTGTCCCCTCTTTTGTTGGTTTTACAGGAGTCTTTGGTTTAACCCCGCATAAACGCCTCCTTGTGATTATGGTTGTTAAAATATCAATCACCTCCTTTGTTAACCTTTGATTTCCAGTTTCCTAACAATCTCGAATGGCATTTCTATCGCTTTGAAGATGCGACAACTATTGAACTGCCTTGGGTAGTCATCGAAATATTTCTCTAACTGCCCCTTTGATTCAAAAACTTTAATTAGACGAGATACTTCATAGTCAATCAAGAAATACTTTACAAGGGTTTTTTCTGTTAACTCCATCGATTCCTTTGCTTGCTCATTTTTATTAAGAATTATTAAAGGTTTCCAATTCCCAGATTTCAATATCTCTTTGCATTTTGCTACATTCTCCGCTGATGTTTTCCGGAAGAAACCTTTTCTTTCTTTTGAACCACCTCTGCCTTGAGCGAACACATAAGCAGTTTTACACTGTGGACAAATATAAAGACTTGGAGAACATTTTATCAACTGTTTATCACAACCCTTTGGGCATTTTGCTATTACTTCCACTGCATCAAACATTTTTCACCTCCTGTTTTTCTTCGTGTTCGATTGCCTTTTGCGTTTTATCTTCAATAACCTGAGCCTCGCCGTTCTGCGCCTCTTGTTTATCGAACAATCCTTGTTGTATTGCCTTCACCTCAAAGGGAAACTCAAATTCTGCTTCTTTAATCTTTTCCTTGTACACCTTCACGTTGATCCATTTCTTGCAGCAGGGACACTGCAATTCAATATCAGCTATTAGGTTTGGCATTCTTCTTACCTCCTTTTTTTAATCCTTTAACCATTACTCAACCAATTTAAGAAGCCCTCAAGATGCGGTTTGAACCAATCCGAAAATTCATAAAAGTCCAAAAGCCCCTGGAACATATCTATATGTTGCATTTTCAAATGGCATCGCTGACACAACGCAGCAAGATTCCAGTCTTCGCACAGACTCTTCTCAGGCACAAGATGATGAACGGTGAGAACATAACCTGTCTCAACCTCGTGCTTATGCCCGCACCGTTCACATTTCCAACCTGCCTTTTCTTTAATTCTTGTTGCAATCTCTTTCCAATTTTCAGGATACTCGTTGCTGTTGGTCATATAATTATGTCCAAGATGGTTTCTAGGGCTTCACATCCTTGAGAAATCCTTTGCTGCGCTTCGAGAGTTTGGTTTCAATCGATGCATAGTGCGTTTTGCACCAGTTCTCCTCACCGTACAGCAGAGATATGGCCATATCGATTTGCTCAGGAGTAGTACCAGACATGTCGTAAGTTGAAAGATAGCGAGCTGCTTCTGGGATATTTTCCTTTGCTACCTTCTTTAGGTCCAACGATTTGACTAACTCCGTTGCTTTTTCGTTTTCTCCGCTATAGTCGCTACGAACATAAAAAGCAGGGAAGGGATTCCTATGGTCAAAACAACCAACAAAGAATAGGATCCTTTTGTAATCCTTTGGAGTTTTCCCTTTGGCAAAGGAAATATCATTTGTGGTATAATCCCCCCCCTTTTTTATGAGCAGGATATCTTCGACCATCGCTTTCCGGGCAGCCAGGGCGAATCGCTCCTCGAGGATTTGGACCTTGTCTTTCTTCGTAAATTTACTGGGGTCTTTCTTTTGCTTTCTATCACTTCTTTTTGCCTTCTTAATATTTGAACATTCAACAGGACATTTCACAATGAATCCTTCTCCATGCATGCTCAAGAGCTTTACCTTCTTGCATTTCTTACATTTCTCAGGATCCTCCGGTATGACCTTATTAAACTCGACAGAATCAAACCAATTATTGGATTTGGATATTCTGCTGAGCCCCAGTTTCTTTCTAACTTCCTTGAATGCTGCATTCCATACTTCATTTTCCTTTTTATTGTAGCAGTTGACATTCCAGCAGTACTTCTCCTCCTCTTTGCCATCATATTCGAATAAGGATTTATCCCGCTGTCCCCTATGTCTGCATGATTTGCATTCCTTTGTATCGAATATTGCATTGTCAAGGTCTCGACACGCTTTTTCTTTTTCTCCGAATTTAAGCCAACTAACTGCCTCCCTAATGGATGGTCTTTCCTTGGCACATCGTTTACAGAATCTTTGCCGGGATTTTATTTCCGGTATTCGAAGGCTCAACAGGGCAAGGCCTAAAGGGATTTTGCCTGCAGCAAGCAGCTCCATTGTATCTTTGTCAAGCCGTCCGATATTGAGAATCCTGCATGTTGCATTTATATCAAGATTGAGTTTAGTGGCCACCTCCTTGATTCTTTCCGGAGGTAAAGCCAATGGATCCCCTTTAAGCTCATCTTTGACATAGCGTGCAGCCATATTATAGAGCTCCACAGGATTGAGGTTTAGCCGGTATGTATTGAGGATCAAAGAGAGATCCTCATTTGCCTCTGCTCTTGTGAGTACGAGGCATGGTGCCTTTTCTGCACCCAGAAGCTTCAAAGCTTCAAACCGGCGACGCCCATCGATGATCTCATATGGGTGATCACCATTTCCGCTCCCGGTGATCAGCAGCGGATGCTGCACACCATATGTTTTGATATTCTCTGCAAGGGCTTTAATATCACCCTTACTGGTCCTTTCCGACTTAAACATAATCTCGGAAAGCTTAATGCTGTCTACTTGTTTCACTTCACTCCTCCTTTTTGGTTTTGGGTTTGACATGCTCATTCTTCCAACTCTATGATGGTCTCCCTTCTCTTTGCCCCCAGAACAATCTTATAACTTGTCTTAATCTCCTTGGTGTTATCGTCCTTTATTATTCCTTCCCGCACAAGACCATCCAGAAGAGGCTTAAAAAAAGCATAGTTGTCTTTATCATGCCGAATCTTGTTGTTGAAACAAAAAGTAATTCCAACCTTCCTGGCATATCCCTGATGTTGTGCCCTCCATAGCATGCCATAATTGTGATAGTACTTTAGCCATTTGTTCTTAATTGACTTCTTGACAAACCTTCCCTTCCTGGCATAATTGAGCCTATCCCATTTGTTTTGCGATGGTGGCACATCAGAAATTACTATTGTCATGTTTCTCCTCCAATCTTTCTTGAATTTTCTCCCATTGTTTCTTTGAAACTATTACGCTTTCCGAAACCTCTATAATTTGGCTTTTATCGCTGGCCAGTGCCTGTTTTTTTTCTCCATCTTTTATGGGTTTTTTGTGTTCAAATTTGCCCGTGGCGTCTCTTTCTCGCTCCGAGGCATACCTACCTTTGTCTTGACCTGCTTTCTCGTTGTGACCGAGTCTACGGGTATACAGGGCACAGGTTAATTTGAGACAGTTTCGCACTGCTTTCATACTACCTTCTCCTGCTCCCTTACAATCAAGAAGACAGTGTTTTCTGATAACTTGAAGTGAAGTCAACGGTTTTATTTCAGTCTTCATTTCTCTAACATCTCAATCCAACGTGTAAGTTGTCGAATTCGGTTGCGTGTCCAGCAGGGATGTCTGGAATTTCGTAAGTATTCAATAGAATATTTATATTTTTTATTTTCAGTATACTCCTGGCATTCATACCCTGTAAACCATACCCATACACAATGAGAGCAGACTCTTTCTTTTTCTTTCCTATACCTTATTGCCACTGGACAAAAAGGACAACCAAATAAATGCCATCCGACTGTTTTATACCACCTCAACAAATGCTCGCACGCCCTTATCCACACCATCCGTTCCGTCTTACTCATTTTGGGTATTATTGATTTCATCTTCCCTCCATTCTTGCACGGTCTAATTCTTTCAAAAGACTATCTGCATTCCACGATATAATCCCCTGCTTGTATAGGTCGCTTGTGAGTATCTCTACTATCTGCTTCCAGCGGGTGAACTCTTTTGAATCCCCTGGATTAAAGATGTAAATCTTTTCCTGGACTATTCCCATTCGAGGACGGTAGTAAAAATGGTCTAAGATTGTGCAAGCAAGCAAGAACAGGAAAGCAACTACAAATAATAATCGTTTCATACCTTCTCCTTACATTTCTTTGCTAATTTGTGATTGCAAATAACTTCCACACGACCATATGTATCAACAGGAAAATGACATTCAGTGCAATAGAGAATGGAAGAAAATGCATATCGTCTACGCCGATTTTGGCGTCCACAAACTGGACATTTCCATTCGATGAACATCTTATAAATCATTTCTTATCCTTGCAAGATGGGTGTGTTCATATAATACTTTTCCATTCTCCCCGTGTAATCGCCAAGTCTTACCGTCAAAGGACGGCACAAGCCCAGATTCCCAGAGGTCTATACAGGATTGAAAAGGATTCTCGCCTTTTTTGTGCTTGATATATTTCCATTCTGTAAGCTTAAAAAAAGAAGAAATATAATCCCCGACCGAATCCCAGACCGAAGCCCTGACCGAATCCTCGACCGAAGCCCCGACCGAAGCCCTGACCGAAGCCCCGACCGAAGCGCAGACCGAATCGTAGACCGAATTCCATTTTTTCAATTTCTCTATATCTTTTTTTGTTACTCTTTTTCTATGTTTATCTGTAAACGGGTTTATGATAGGTTTAATTATCAATTCTGGCACAATTTTAGAGAAATCAAGTTTG